CCGTTGCATAATGATCGTTTGACGGTTCAATGTACGGATCATCCGGCGACACAATCACGCTGTTAGCAAGCGGTGTGGCAGGTGGGAAGGAAAACACCTGCCACACAGCATTATCAACTAGGGCAGTCGCGATTGTTCCACGAAGGGTAGATATTGCAGACATTACCCGACCTGACCGCCTGGCGCTAGATGATCCGCAAGTAGCCCGCGCACACGAGCCATAAGAGTATTACCCATTCGGTAAGGTGAAGGTTGAAAATCTGGTGAAATGCCGCCAGCGTTAGACGCTTGACGTGCTTGCCATATATCTACAGCAATCATGAGTGTAGCCTGATTTACTTCTGGTAGCGTCTCATAATCGACGGCTTGTGATCCATAAACACGACCCCAGGGCGCGATAGTGTGGTACGCGCGTGTCGTGATTTGTGCGTTAACAAATTCTAACCAACCGCCATTCTTAGCGGTTATAACATGTGTGCCGTTAAAATGCTGGCGCACGTTCTCAACTGTTACAGTGTCACCGACAACAAACTGATCAAGATTTTCGTAAATGTAAATACGTCCGGTTGTGCCGGTTGCTTCTATTGCATAAACGCTTTGAGTATTAAACCACAATTTTGATCTAACAATGTTTTCTGCTGCCTGGCATACCTCTTCGACTACAGCCGAAGAATACAGAGCACCTATTCCAAGTGCGCTGCGCAATTCTGCTTCGGTAACGTAGGTAGCCGGCATATTTTTTCCTTTCTAATGTTAGCCCTGGCGCTCAGGGCAGAAGCGCCAGGGTAACTTTAACGATCTATTTAGTTAGATCAGGACTTGTTGAACCAGTTAGCACCGGCAGCAACCTTAGTTGCGAGTGCGCCGAAGCCGTAGTAAAGAAGATCAATGGTTCCATCGGAATTGACATTGGTTCTCAACTGGAAGCGTGGTGACTCATACCAGGTGTAGGAATCTGGGTTGACGATACACATTGAGTAATCGCCAAGTCCGGTGTTTCCTGTTCCACTAATTAAGCGGGAAACGCGTAGTTGCAATCCTGCAACTGTTCCGGATACTGCATCTGGTGAGAGTACGCCGCCATTGTTTTGTGGATTTGACGCAATATAAATTGGTCGTCCGTTGTCTGAGTAAGCCATGATTTTAGCCCATGCCTCAGGTGATACAACAATGTTACGTGCGAACCCTAGAGTTCCCTTGTAAATTGCTGCTGCTGCTGTTGCAACGTAGGAAAGCAAGCCATCCTTATCTTCGTTAGCCGCATCTGCGTTTAGCACACCGTTGTTAGCAACTTCAGCAGTTACGTAATAATCGGTTTCCTTAGCGTATGCGAATTCCATCTGGCGAACGAGTTCATCGAAGAAAGCAGGTGATGAACGATCGATAAGTTCGACGGTTGTAATTGCGCGACCCTTAAATGACTTAACGTCAACGTTTACAAATTGTGCAGTTAGTTGGCTATCTGCAATTGCCTGGTTCTCATCAATCTGATCTACTGTAGGTACAGCAGTTACCTTAGGCAACTGGAAAACAAGCCCAGCGTCAGGCAAGGTGCCACGTGAAATGCTGTCGATAAACGGACGATCTGCATTTGAAAGTGGATTAATGATTTCGGTGAGTTGACGTGTTGGAACCATACCTGGTGCGGTTGTGGTTTCGTTGTCTGCTGCACGTACATACATAGCAGCATCCTCGTCACCGAGGAATTTAGCGCGTAGAGTATTTTCAAGGTACTTAGCCTTTGTAAACTCTAGGCGCGGCTTTGCGTAAATTGGTGCAGCAACAGTTGGGCGAGCAGCCTCTACCGCAGGGGTTTCGACCACAGGCTCAACGGTTGCGGTGTCTGGAGTATTCTCCACGACTGCCTCGCTTTCGTTTTTGGTTGTTTGTTCTGCCTCTTCATCCTCAGAAGCGGCGACGCTCAGGACTTCTGCACTTTTAAATGCGGCAGCCTGAACAAGACTCGTTTCGACCATCTTTGATGCAAGCACTCGATATACATCGCCTTCACGCTTGCCATCTTCTACTTCCACACCTACAGACAAACCGGAACGTAATTGTTCGCTTGCCTCAATAAGTGCATCATTACCACGTGTGGTATTTGAGACTTTGAATGTGGCGTAAATGCCATCTTCTTTCTCACTAAATGAAACTAGGCGACCGATTGGCTTTTTTGGGTCGTGCTCTAGTAAAAGTTTTGGCTTCGGTGAATCTGGGATGCTAATAGATCCCTTAGCAAATACAACCTTGCCAGCGCTAGTAAATCCTACTTCGTTTTCAAATGGGACAATCTTGCCTGAGATAGTGCGCTCACTAATTGAGCACTCTATGTCGCTAGAGAACGTTAGGTGCATCTGTGTTTCCGTTCGGTGATAGGTTTTCCATTTCCATAGCCTGTTCTACGGTAATTAAACCAAGTGCAAGCATTTTTTCAATGACCATCAAGCGCTCCATAGCGTTAACTGCAAGGAAAGCATCCTCGACGTCAAATTTAACAATGTTCCCTCGCGCCGTAATGTCGTCCATAGATAAACGATCTTGAATGGCGTGAACGTATGGCGCAAGGGAAAGCGATACAAACTGGCGACGCTCATCTTGCACGTTCGCATAAGTCATGCTGGTATTTTGATCCGCGCTAATGTAGTAAGCAGGGACGTTCATCATCCTGGCGACCTGTGTAGCCATTTCCTGTGTCGCGTCTACAAACATCATGTCGCGGGGTGAAAATGCTGTCGGTTGATATTCTAATGTGCTAGTTAAATATGCAGTAGATCTGCGCTCACGTGCAGATTTCCACGAAGCCAATAGCGCTTGAACTTCTTCTTGTGACATATCTGCGCCAGTGTTTTTAATAACACCGGATGGCATCGGTGTTGCAGTTGCAACGCGTGATGCAGTTTCTAAATCTATTGCAGAACGTAAAGTGCGTGCACCACGTTGTAACACACCTTCATCAAGTCCCTGGAATGTGATAAGAGATCCCAGACCTGACATTGGTACTTCAATACCATCTACATAATAACGACGGATATATTGACTTGTCGGATCTGCATCGAATGAAACACGACCTGGTGCAATCCACTCAAAACGTGAAGGGCGACCATCATCTAGATAAGTTTCGGTGACGCGCCAATATGCAACGCCATAAAATACTAAAGAGTCAACAGTCCATGCAATCGTTACTGCACGTGGTTGGTGAATTGAAGGCTGCTCTAACCAAAGAGGCTTACCTAATTTTTCACCAGTTGACTTGCGATATAACTCCATTGGAAAACTGCCGATTGTGCCGGCAAGTAAGTTACGGCATCTTGCCACGCTAGGTACAGTCATGGCTTCGTCACGTGCGACAGCCGTTAACGCAATTGGAAGATAATAATTAAAAGAGTCTGTCATTAATTGAGGCGCGGCTTGCGCTTCAATTTTAGACGGACGGAAACGATCGAATAGACCCATTGGCACTAAGGATAGCACACAAGTCCGACAAAACGGACAATTAAACCGCTATGATTGCAGGTTTTGTTTGAGGTTTGTTCAGTTGGTAAACAATCATCGCCAGGGCGATCGCGGCGGTTACATCGCCGGCAGATTTACGCCTGACAATTCGCCAGCCGTGATCGCTTTCCTTAGCAGCGCAACTGTTTATGGAGTCGACCAGGGATTGCTGCCCATTATGGATAAGGCGCTGGTTAACAATGCTGTTAAGTAGATCCGAACACGCCTGATAGAACACTAAACCGGACATATCCTGCATTTTGTTACCCGACATGCCCAGGCGCTCGGCAACTGAGGCGGTTGTGTATTTGTCATAGCAGATTAGGCGCGGACGGTACTTTTTAGCCCAGTCCTGCACTTCTACCGCTATCTTTAACTCATCCACCCCAGTATCGCTGTGAAATTGGGCTATGACGCCGACGGCAATCTTTCCATCGTCCATTAACTGACCTGCAACCAGGCTGGCGTCTTTTTTGGTTACGGATATATCTACCGCGAATACAGTAGTCCGTCCAGGCATGATTTGTAGATCCTGCACGGTGAGATCTTCAAACGCTCGGTATGGGAATGGCGATTTGAGCGCGCTCACCCATTGACATAACGTCTCTGTTCTGCTTGCTTCGACGCTAGAGGTCGCAATAGATTCTGCAATAGTCGCTTCGTCTACTAAATAGCCTAAAGCAGGGTTGGCTTGATACCAGCCATCTTTATCGTGGATGCTGGCGAAATCTGGCGCCGAATACTCCCAGTAGCCGAATGATTTCGGCGGGTAACTTAAAGCGCGCGAGCGCAGATCGTTCAAAACTGTTGAGAAAGCATCGCCGGCGTTGCTGCACATGAAGATTTGACTGTTAGGTCGTGCGCGTGTTATTGGACGTGCAGCAGTCCACGCCTCTTCACTGATTTCACGTACTTCATCTACGAAAAGCAGATCCGCCGTCTTACCACGTGACCCATCTCTT